GCTGTGCGTTTGTTCAGAGGGCCGTACTTGGCGCACCCAAAATACACATCAAATCCGTTGTCCACCAGCTTCTTAGCCTGTGCCTCTACTTCTTCCCTCGTATCAAAAAACTTCTGGTCTGCGTATTTCCCAAGCCCAAGCACGGAGTACCGGCCATCGGCTGGCAGTACTGTGTCGAGAAGGTCAAAGTTAGACATATCTTTTCTTTTAGGGACGGCTACGCAGGGGGCCGAAGCCCCCGTACGCGCACGGATTTATTTTTTCGCCTTGAGGCGCGGAAGCAAACGCTCAATACGTTCACAGTGGGCACGGCTGGGGGAGGTTGTCCCCCAGAACCAGTTGTAGATGGTGGCTCGACTCACATCGAGTTTCCCAGCTATCTCGCTCACAGGAATGTTGAGTTTTATGCAAGTACGCCCAAGGACAACGCCCCACGACTCATCATCTGCCGCCTTATTGGCCTCGACAAGTTGGAAGCTGTATCCGTAGCTCATTGCTTACTCCTCGTCAGACCAAGCCTTGACCACGTCATCCAGACCCTTCTTCACAGTGGGGGTAGGTGTAGCAGCTTTAGTGCTTTCTCGTTTGACCGGCTCGGCAACTTCGGCAGCAGCTTTAGGAGCAGCGGCTTTAGGAGTAGGAGCAGCCAGAGCAGGGGCACGGCCAGCCATATCCGCTTGGTACGGAGTCATGGTGACCATCTTCTGCACTTCAGGCTTCTTGGCAACTTCGCTCGTCACTGCGTACTGGTCTTTGTTAATGAACCGAGCAGGTGTGAATAGGATGGACTGGTTGTCGTTGTTCTCGTTAAAGCTCAGCGTGGTCACAACGTAGTCCAAGCTCTTGCCGTTGTTGGCCAAGTACTTGGTGTAGTTCTCAAAGGTGTGGGTGTTGTCGGCAGTGCCGTCACCGAACAAGGACTTCGAGGCCAAGTTCATTTGATAGACTTCACCTTCCAAGGAAGTACCAAAGTCTTCCACCAAGTTTACAGCGATGCGGCGTGAGTAGCGGCAAGCCTTAGAAGTGCCTTGGCCCGAACCTTTAATGTTCTGACCGCAGGTGTCGCAGCGGCTAGCTTGGGGGGAAGTAGAACCAGCATCAGGTGCCATGCCATCGTTAGAGAAGCAGTCTGGTGCGCTCGGCTCAGAGTCTGGAGTCCACTGCTTAGCGTAGAAGATGCGACCAACTTTGGGCGATGCGTTCACGATGACGACTTCAAGGTCGCCCTTAACTTTACCCATCTCTTCGCTGCCGACCATCTTGCGGAAGATGCCGTTCTTGGGCACGATGCGCTTAACGCCGCTCTTGCCAGCGAGGGCTTTGGTTAAATCACTGACGCCAGCGGTTTGCAGGAAGTCAGGCAGGTCTTGGTTCAAAAGTGCAATGTTGCTCATTTTTCAATTCTCCGTTTAAGATTTTGCTCGTCGGACGACGATTGTGTATTCATTCTCAACATTCAAGCCCATCGGCATAACGTCAGGGTTCTCGTTGAGAAAGTCCTTCATGTTGGTTTGATGCAAGCGTCTCTCCAGCAAGCCGAAGGCGTCATGCTCCTTGATGAAGTTGTACATAGAGTCCCAATCGCCAGTCCAGTATTTCGACTTGACCGAACGAATGATCGTTCCATGTGGGGTGCGGATGCTGTCTGCGTTCATCTCTTTGCAGGTGTCGAGCATCTGCTCGGCCAGCATCTTCTGCTGTTCTTCGAGGTCTTTATCGACGTTCTCAAACTCGCGTTTGTTCTCGGCACGTTTGTCTCGAATCTTCAAGTAGATCGACGTAAGCTGATCTAGGTCTGGCCGTTCGGCCACTTCACTTTCTTCACTCATCTAACGCTCCTTTGGTTAATTAAGGTGTGAGCAGGGTTGGTTCGCATAAAGCAGCGTATTGCAATCAACATGGAGATGTTCAACGGCGCTAACCCGTTGTCCAACCCCACTCACAAAACCGACTATACCACATCTTTAGACATTGTCAATAGCTTCTGAAGAAATTTCTTGCCGGTACAAATCAATGATTTGTTGGTGGTTGGTCACGTTCCCCCGAAGCATCGAGTAGACTCGGCGCTCGGTTTCGCTCCCACAGATATGCACGATGGTCATTGGGTTGACCTGACCGGGACGGTCAATACGCGCATTGGCTTGGAGGTAGGTCTCCACGCTGGTACAGGGAGCGTACCAAATGATTGTGTCGGCTGCTGTAAGGGTAAGCCCGTGTGACGCAGCTTGCGGTTGGATGATAAGCACTTTGATGGTCGGCTGCTCTTGGAAGTTCTTCACAATGTCTGAGCGGCGGTTCACAGACACAGCGCCGTTGATGACTTCGCAGGTGATCTTGTTCTTGGTCAAGTGGTTCTTGAGCATCTCGATGGTGTGCGTGAACGGAACAAACACCAGCACCTTGTTGCTGCTCTCGTCAATGACCTCTTGCACCACGTTCATGCGGTTAGACACGTCGAACTCAAGCACCTCATGGGTGTCGGTGTAGACCGAGCCACAGGAAATCTGAAGCAGCTTGCTCATCTTGGTCGCGGCGTTCACAGCGGAGACTTCTTCGCCTGCTGCTTCCAACAGCATCTCCTTCTTGAGAATGGCGTAGTACTTGGCTTGCTGCGGAGTCAACGGCGCATCGCGGTCAATGTAGGTCAGGGGCGGCAAGTCGATGCAGTCCTTCTTTACGAAACGAATCGCTGGCTGGAGGATGCCGTGTACCGTGTGCTTGGCTGTCGGCTTCGGAATCCACTTGAACTTGGTGAGTTGGTGCATTACCAAATCACGGTATTGCCCAAAGAACATCGGCACACCCTTGGGGTTGACCAGCTTGCCCAAGCCATACGCATCCATTGGAGACTGCGCCGCTGGCGTACCCGTCAACATCCACAAGCCCTTCACAACTTTGTTAATGTCACGCAGTGTCTTCCAGCGGGTTGTCTGTGCGTTCTTGTAGGCCGAGGCTTCATCAACCACAATGAGATCGAACCCACCATTGATAATCTCGTTCTTCACGATATCCACGCCGTCAAAGTTGATGACAACAAACTCAGCACCGGAGTTGATGATTTCCTTGCGCTTGTTGGCGCTCCCGTGGGCTATCGATACCGTGCGATGGATAGCAAATTTAAATAGGTCTTGCTGCCATGCTGACTTCATTATCGACAACGGGCAGATGACCAGCACCCGCTTCACGATGCCTCGCTGCATCAAATAGTCCACCGCCCAAATCACCGATGCTGTCTTGCCCGTACCCTGCTCGTTGAAGCAGAACGCCTTGCGGTTGGTAATCAGAAACTGCGCCGTTTCTTTTTGGTGGTTGAACGGCTCAAACCCGTGGGGACGGGGCCACTCGTATTTTTCTAAACTCATTGTTGTTCTTTCAATCTAACGCACTCAAAGTTTTTGCTTGTTTCTAATTTTTTAGCTTGGGCAAGGCGGGTAAAGACATGGTCGTGTTCTTCTAGCTCTTCAGCGTCAAGCGGCACCCACCCTCTACCAAACACCAAAAGCCAAATGCCCTCGTCCGTCATTTCTTCTTGCGTTCTCTCGCGCTTGTTTCTGACACAACCCCGTGTTGTGAGTTGCGTTTGAACGAGCGGTTCTTTGATGGGGCTTCGATACGCACACCGTCTTTATTCGCACCGCCTTTGGACAGCGCCTTGACGTGGGCTACGTCTTTGCCTTCTCGCTTATCTGCAATGTTGTTGCCGTTCTTGTCGGCGCTCTTTTTGTCGATGGCCTCACGAGCACGTTGGCGCTCCATGCGGTCAGGCAGTTCGCCTCGCTCGACTTGCTGCTGGTATTCCTTCTTGTAAGGACGGGGTTTGTTTACGTATGGCATTTTTAGCTCCTGTTGTATTCACACTGCTTCACTGCGCAGAATCGGCAGAGAGGGCCGCTCACTGGATTCCACACTCCATTTTCTAACGCCGCCTCGATTCGTGCAACATCTCGGCTAGGCGCTTCCATGTACTTGGCTACCATCTCGGCATGGTGCGTAGCCTTTACGAACTCCTTGCTCACCACGAATAGCAGGGCCGACTTGATCTTCTTGATCTTGGGGTACTTCTTGAAGATGGCCGTGGCCACCAAATCAAGTTGCTTTACGTCAGCATACCGAGCGTTCTTGCTAGTCTTGTAGTCCACCGACCACGCTAGCTCTTTGTCCTCGTCCAGCACAACCAAGTCGGCGATGCCACGCCACCATGCTTCAGGTGCGTCAAACGCGCATGGCTCAAGGTCTTTCGTCAAGCCAAGTTGTTCTTCACAAAGTTTGATCCCGGGAATAGAAGCTAGAGCATCCAGCGTATCCTTAAGATATTCAAACGCGGGAGGGATCGGAGCTTTGTTGCTCATGTATTCTTCCGCAACTGTATGTGCCGACTTGCCGTACAGCGTAGCCGTAGTGTCTGGCTCCTTGATGTCCTTGGCTACCTTGGTGTGGTAGTACTTCCTTGGGCACTGCTGGAACGTCTTCAGGCTGCTGAAAGACCATTTAATTGGTTGTGTCATGCTGTTTCTTCTACTAGGTAGGCTTCGCGTTTACGGGGCTCCCCGTTACCGCGCACAAATGAATTCCACCAGTAGACACCGCTCCTGCGCTGTTTAAAGTGGCCCCGTACGTAATGCGCTGAAATGTCTGAGCGGCGACTGACGACACCCTCAGTGGTGACGGTCTCAATTTCTTTTAAATGCAACAATGTGTACGAGCTTGCAGAATACGCCTTCTGTTTTCTACCGCCCAACTTTATGCCTTTGGGTGGTACTCGTGCGGGAACTTTAGTCCGACCTACTCCGCTTTTGCAGCTAAGCAAGAGATAGGAGGCAAACATAAGGCACGGAATTTCTGTGGCGGCTTCTCTGATGTGCTGGCGTGCTTCAGGCGTCTGTAATATCTGCCACAAATGTTCGGGTGGAACTTTTGCTTCCTGCGAGGCCATGATGAGCGATTGGCATGGCATGAGGTTGGCATCAACAGCGCCGTCCCCATTGACGTTAACACTGAGTGATATTTTTAACGTGGTCGGCCAGTCCGTACCAAACAAAAACATGACAATACTGTGTTGCATTCTGCCGTCAACTAACTCCCAATAAGGTAGGCAAGAGAACATTCCTTCGCTTACCTCTTGGATGTACGCTCCGATGCGTGATATTTCAACAGTGCCGTTGACAGTGCCGTTGTGCCGCAGCTTACGAATCTCTTCGGTCATCGGGTACTCAATCGCCGTATACGGGTACGGCATGTGCAACTCGTCGAGGGTTGGCATCTTAAAAGACTTAGAACGCACAAGCATCTCGGCGCTTAATGCAACCTCGGGCGACAGCACAAATGTCTGCACTTCATTTTTTGGTACGTTGTTCTTAAAATCAGTCGGCAACCCGTAGTCATTAGATACGCCACGGTCAAAGAACCTATCCAGCAGTGGTTTGTTGCTAGCACCTTTCATCTTTGGCGCTCCTGCATGTCTTTGATCGAGTTAATCATCAGCTTCGTTTCCGCAAGGGCAATGAAGCCCTGCTCAATCGCCTCTTCGTAGTCCTTCTCCAGCATCGCGTCATGCGCCGCTTTCAGCGCGTTCTCAGCCAACATGCAAGGCCGTGCGTAATCAACAATCGCCATACGATTCTCCATATCCAGATTCACAGTTAAGGGGTAGCTCCAGCCCCCACTTGGGCCGGATGCGCATGCACATCTCGACGTATTCTTGCGCGGTAGCGACCTCGGCGGTTGGCACGATACAGGCTATGGCATCATGCACAGTCATCACGACTTGGTACTTCTTTGCAATCATCAACATCTGATCGCCAATGATAATTCGGGCCAAGGCTTGGCACACGTTCTCGATCAGCTTCCCGCCGTAGATGCGGTTGGGTATGGTAGCTCGGCCTTTCTTTGTGTCGTACACAACCTCGACCCTGCCGGTTTCTTCGTCAGTTTTCTGGCGCATGTTGGGGTAGCGGATGTACAGGCCGTTGGGCAAGCGAACGCCGTCTTTGCCTTCGATCTTCAGAACACCGCCACGTCCTAACATTGTTAGCTGCCCCCTCAAAATCGATTCAATCGCGGTATTCGCTTCTTTCCACAGTGCAGTAATTTTCGGGTAAGTATCTCTGTACGTATCGATAATTCGCTTTGCTTCTTCAATCGTAACTTCAACACCAAAATTCTTAAGTTGTGCCTGAAACTTCGCCGCCCCCATGCCGTAACCGCAACCAAGAATCGTAGTTTTGCCGACGAATCTTTCATCCTTCGTGATGTCAGCCACTGCTTTTCCGTAAATCGCTGACGCCATAATTTTGTAAACATCTTCGCCCCTATCGAATGCGTCAACTAAATCGTCTTGGCCAGCTAACCATGCCAGCGTACGTGCTTCAATCTGCGATGAGTCGGAGTCGATCATCATGTACCCCGCAGGTGCGAGGATTGCCTTCTTCAGCGGGGAGATGCGCGGAAGGTTCTGTAGGTTTACGTTGTCAGCCCCGCCCCATCGACCCGTGTGGGCAGCGTAATAACGGAGGGGAACTGGCATTGGCCCTCGCCGAGCAATCC